TGCAGTTCTTCAAAACTTAACCCAAGTTGACCTATTCCACGCCGGAAGTTAGCTGAACCTTCCTCTCCTCTTGACATGGCTTTCACTAACTGTTCAGAAGCATCAGTTAACACTGTTGTTTTTGTGCCTGCCCGCTCTGCCACAGCTTGATATTCCTGTATTGTGTCAGTGCTTAAGCCTGTTGCGGCGTTAAGGTCTAATATGCTGTCAGCGTAGTTACCTGTCTTTGTGGCTCATGTACCGACTGCAGCAGTAGCACCAACAATTGGTCCTGTTACCCACTTTGTCATTGATGTGCCAACACTAGATATTTTTTGTCCCACATTTTTCATTTTGCTTGAAACATTGTTCATAGCTTTCTCAAAGCCGGTTGCATCTGCGCCAATTTTTACAAATAGCCTAGATAAAGTGTTTGTCGCCATTATTCAGCACCTCCCCTCTTGTCTTCGCCGCCGAATGCTTCATTCAACATTTCTACAAATTCAAGCTGTTCTTTCCAGCTTTTTTTCTTCTTTTCTTTCGGCACAAAATCTTCAGGCTTATAATTTTTTGTAGTGTTAACATTAGCAATTACAGAAGCTATTATTCCGGCTCTGTAATCTGCCGCTTGTTTTTCCCATTTGCGTAATTTATTTTTTCTTTCTATCAAAGCATTTAGCTTTTTCATATTTAGATTCCAAAATTCTTCTTCGCTTAAGCCTAAATCTATTCGCCCGACCGACCAAAGTTCTAACCAATCGGGCTTATTTTGTTTTTTCCTTCATCCGGCATCGCGCTTTCATACAACTGCATTATCTTTTCGCTGACTTCTTCAATGTTGTTAATGTCAACTAGTTTGCCCACAGCTTCAATGCCAATTTCTTCGCCTTCGTTTAGCCCAGCCCACAACAAAGCACGTATATCTGTAATTGTTGCATCTTCACCAATAGCAGTTAGGCTTTTTCCTGTTTCTTTTTCAAAGTTAGCCATCGCATTCAAGTTTAGATCATAAGTATATTTTTTGCCTTTCAGTTTTATTTGCATTTAATCACCCTTTATGCGAGTGTTGGTTCGCCTGTTATTTTTAAATTAATGCTTCCACTTATTTTGCCATCATAAGGTTCTTCTGTTTCAAATCCAGTTATAATCGCGTCAAAATCCCACTGTGTGCTTGAGTCATCTGGAAAAACAAGTTGAAAACTTCTTTGTTCGCCAAGTGCTGAAGTTACATCAGTGTGTGTAGTTTCGGTAGGCTCAAAGTGTATGTCGAGCGCCACTTCGCCTGAACGTTTAATTGTAGGAATGTGTTCTTCCCACCCATTTGTTGAGTCCATATCTGTAACGTCTTCTGTATCTACTGAAAAAGAAGGCCCAGAAATGTTAGTTACACCCGCAATTTCTGCATAAGTTGGTGTTTCTGCCCCATCACCCATTTTAAGTTTAGTTCCAAATCCTGCTAATGCCATTTATTTCACCCCTCGTAATAATTTATGTCGAATTCAATTTCTTCACGGTACAAATTTGTGTCATCTTCATATGCAGAAAACTCACTTACAATGAAAGCGCCCTGCACTTTTGTAGTTCCCATCATTCCTGTGTAATCTTCCAAAGTTTCTATTAATTCATCTATAATTTCAATAGCTTTGCCCTTTTTTGGTGCATAAGCATCAAATTGGTAGCTGACTGTTGCTAAATTAGCATTGCCGGAATGTTCATATTCCCTGCTGTTATTGACTTTTTGATAGACAAGCCAACTTGAATAGTCACCATAAGTTTTGTTGGCAGTAATCACATCTGGCTTAACTAAATTGGCAATTAAAAATGCGTAAATTTCATTATCCATTACCTCACCGCCTTGTTAACAAGTACAGCCAAATTATTTTGAAATTTATCAGCTGCAGCTGGTGCTTTTTTCAATATATTAGGCCTGAAAAAAGGCTGTGCTGGCATTTTGCTTGTGCCGTTTTCTAACAAATGTGCGTGTGGTGCTATTTTTTGGTCTACTGCAGCTATATAAGCATAGTCAAGTTCTTTTGTGACTATACTGCGTTTAAGATTGCCCGTAGGCCCTACTGGTGTTTTGCTTTTTACAGCGTCACGAAGCATTTCGGCGGGCTTTTTAGCTGCCTTTTTAGTTTTATCACCTTTAAAAGCTCTGCCTAAAGCGTTTAATTCTTTTGTAAGTTTATTCATTCCCTGTATTTTTACTGGCATTTACTTCACCTCTGTATAGAACAAATTAAGCTGTGACTTTTTGCCATCTGGGTCAAAGTAAGAATTAATTTCTAGTATTCTGTCTGTCCCTACAACTTTCAATCTGTGGTGATCGGTTATATCGTCGCGGTACCTTATTTCGACCATTCCATCTACTTCATTTTCATCTTTTGCAGACCGAAATATATTTTGCCCTGCATTTGGTGTAATGTTACCCCAAATTTCAAAGTCGGCAGTGTATTCTGTGTAATGACCGCCAGTATCATCAACTGTTTCTATGGCTGACTGAACCTCAAGTTTTGTCCTCAACCTGCCGGCATTCATACTGGCATCACCCTATCTTGGTCCAATAATGCGTTGACAGTAAATTGTATATTATATGTCATAGTATTCATTGACACGGGTACTCTGTTCTCATACCAGTGAGAAACGAGTAATTTAATTGCATTTTTTACCCTTTCAGATACTTCTGCAGTCGAAGTATTACCCGCTGTATAAGTAATCTGCAATGTATTGACACTTGCTAGATTTTCCGGCAATTCATAGCTTTCTGCCGGCCTTATAACACCAAACCTTCCAGAAGTATCAACAACATAATTTGTGTTGTCCCATTCTGTAATTGTTCCATCGCGCTTTTGGAATTCTATTTTTTCTACGGATTGAATAGGCGGATTAGGCAATACTATAGGAAATGCAACATCATCAGTAACATATTTATACACTGTAGTTAGATAGGTTTTATTTTGGTATTTTTCACAGAACTCTCTAGCTGAAGTTATATAGCTTTCAATAAGTGTTTGCTCCTGATCGAGTCCTAGCCGTAAATAATCTTTAGCTTCTTGGTAACTTACAGGTTCTTCAGTCGGTTGTGTTACTGTAATTAATTGCATTATTCAACCAACCCCCTTTCGGCAGCCATAGCTTTTTCTTTGCCTTGTATTTTTCTGCCATCAGAAGTTTCATACCAGCCGCCACCTGTGTGATGTGGATATTCAACTTCTTTTTCTTTAGAAGGCTTTGCTATTCCAGCTTTGATGAAACGGATTGCTTTCTCATCTTCAATTTCTGCTCTTTCGTTTGGTTTGTATGAATAGTTAGGGCCAGCTATGCTTGTTTTGAAGATAATTTTCATATTATCACCTCCATAAAAGGAAAGGGCAGGCAAAAGCCCACCCTAATTATCTTCAAGTTAAGCCAAGTCAAGTGTTTGAATAGCTTCAGCTAACATAAGAAGCCCATCAACACGTTTATAAGCTCTATATCCAATTTGGCCATTTTCTGCATACAGTTCGTTCAACCTCTGAATGAAAATACCTTCTCTGTCGAAAATGTTGTAGTAGGAGAAGTCGCCAAATGCTACAGCGGAATTGCCTGTTGCAATTTCTGGCATATCAGCGGAAATCTCAACTGGTCTGCCGAGTAATACATCAGGTTGTCCTGCCTGTAGTCCGGGCTGCCAGATATACTGTCCATTGCTGTCAGTAAGTTTTCTGATAGCTTTAGCGGTGCTGTCATTCATCAAGAACCTAGCATTACGCCTGTAAGGAGTCTTTGGTGCGTGATAAAGGTCGATTAATTCTTCAGCTGTGATTGCATCGGTTGCAGATGCAGTTTTCCCACTCTCGGCATCTTCTAAAAAGCCAGTAGGTTTGCCTGTGCCGTTACCGCTAACAAAAGCAGTTTCTTCTAGGTCGCCAATTCTACGTACAAATCTTGACTGTAGATAACCTTCAAGATTATAAGTGTTGTCATACAGCAATTCTTCTGAAACTTTGATAATAGTCCCAGCTTTATAAGCGTCAACTGTTTTCTGTGAGAATGAAGGGTCTGCATTAGAGAACGCCCCTTCTTCAGCAACCCATGTAGCACTACCTGTATCAGATGCAACAGGGAATTTTGTCGGGCTGGAAGTGGATTCAACAGTAGCAATTCTTCTCATAACGTTTCTTTCTTCAAGAGCCTGCATAATTCCACTGGCAAATGTATCCGGTACTAAATAACCACCTTCGCTGTCTGTATCTTCCTGAAGCGCACGTTTTTCAGCCAATTCAAGATTACTTCTGCCTTCGCGCAAATACTTATCGTATGTTTTTGCATAGTCAGCTTTTTCCTCTTTGCCGGATTCCATATCAAATTCACGTTTAGCCAATTCTTTTTCTCTTTCCTCTGTCTTTTGCAATTTAGCAATGCGATCTTC